ACAAGACCCAAGTGGGTGCATTGTCTGCTCTGGCTCGTTCAACTCCAAAGGATCGCCTGACAGAGATTGAGAAGATGCAGGAGATCATCGATGATCCTAGGGCCAATCAGAAAGCCAAGGACAACGCTCAATCCCGCATCACTTACTTGACCACTAGGCCATCATCGGCACCTAAGGCCACTGAGGTTGAAAAACTCATTGACAAGATCAATGATCCAAATACACCAGCCTCTTCTAAGGCAATCTTAAAACAGCGACTGAACAAGCTCAACTACATAGCTCCTGAAGCCAAGGCTGATCGAGACAAAGACAAGCCTATGTCTCCTGCCGGCAAGATGGCAGCAGACGAAGGCCTGATTCCAGGAACCCCTGAGTTCCAAGCTCGCGTCAAGAAACTGGCTGGCGAAGGCAAGGGTGTCACTCTTAGTGCTACGGAGCAGAAAGAATTGTTTGAGGCTGAAGACCAAGTCAATGCCGGCAAGACCGTCATCATAAACTTGTCAAAAGCCAAAGAGTTGAACAGCAAGGCCTATTCAGGTTTTGGTGCAGGGGCTCGTCGCACAATGGCTCGCAATATTCCAGGCGTTGGCGGTTCTGAGGGAGTTACTTCAACCACCGAACTTGAGAACCTGGTATTGACCAACGGCCTTGAACAATTGAAAGCAACCTTTGGTGGTAACCCAACCGAAGGCGAACGTAACATCTTGCTGCAGATTCAAGGCTCACTCAGCATGGGAGTCGAGGAACGTGCGGCTCTATGGGATCGCGCCATGAAGATGGCTGCTCGCCGAGTTAAGACTGGCCAGGACAAGATGAAGAAGCTTCAATCAGGAGCCTACAGTCGTGTTCAACCAGATGAAGAAAAAGCAGCTGGTGGCCCTGTTGGTCACTATGCCGACGGTGGTCCTGTTCAGATGGCTGATGGTGGCGAGATGTCCATGGCTAATATTGGCCGCGCTGTTGGTCAAGGCCTGGGTCTTGGCTTTGGCGATGAGGCAGTGGCCAGGGTTCGTGCCAAGATGGAAAATCGCCCCTACGAAGACGTGGTCAAAGAAGAGCGCGAAGCTTACCAGCGCTTTCAAGAAAAAAATCCTTTTACTGCCTTAGGTACCGAACTGGTCTCGGGTTTAATCCCGACCATTGGTATGGCCATGATCCCAGGAGCCGGCACCCCAGGAGCCGTGCTTGGTGGTACACGTACTGCAATGGCAGCACAACGCTTGGCCTCGGCACTTCCTAAGTTTATGACGGGCACGACTGCCAAGGCAGCAGGTGCCGGAGCAACAACGGGCGCAATTGCAGGAGCCGGTTCCGAGACCGAAGGCAACCGCACAAGCGGCGCAGTCTCAGGTGGTGCAACAGGCTTGGTCCTTGGCCCGACAGTGGCTAAGAGCATTGAGATGGGCGGCAAAGGAGTTCGTGCCGTCAAGAATGCCATCAAACCTTCTCCTGGCGCCGTGGAGCAACGAGCGACCAATAAAGTCCTTGAGGCCATGGCGCGTGATGACATGGATGCAAAAGGCTTGACAGACAAGCTAAACAAGGACATCAACCTAGGCGTCAAGTCCACCATCATGGATGCGAGTCCGTCTTTGTCAAGCCTTGGCGAAGCCGTGGTGACACGTCCAGGACCAGGTCGCAAGATTCTTGGCACCGGCTTAGAGGAGCGCCTGGAAGGTGGTCGCGAAGCTGCCGCCGCACGTGCCCTGAAAGACATCGGCAAGAACGTAGACTACGTGGCTCAAGAAGACACCTTGATGGGCAAGCTTCGTGCCAATGCAAATACCCTCTACGATCAGGCCTATGCTCATGGTTCAGTAGATGATACACGCATCCTGAAAGTCTTGGAGGATGATACCTTCAAGAAGGCATTCAAGGAAGCTCAAGCAATTGCAGGCAAAGAAGCACGTGCAGCAGAACTTCGTGGAGAAGATGCTAGCCGCTTCAAGCTGAACGACATCTACGGCGCAGACAAAGACGGCAACCTGACTACGGTCGGCAAGATCCCTGACGTCCGCACACTTGACTACATCAAGCGCGGCATCGATGCCTTGATTGACAAGGGCTACCGTGGTGAAGGTATGTCTAAGGCAGAAGCCAATGCGCTCAAAGATCTTAAGAAGGCTTACGTTCAGGTCATTGACGAGAACGTCCCAGAGTATGCCGCAGCGCGCGCAAAGTATGCAGGCGATATGGAGGTATTGGATGCGCTCAGACTTGGCCGTACGGATTATCTGTCGCCTAAGATGCTGCCAGCAGAAGCCAAGAAGGTGGTCGATGCTATGTCAGACGGCGAACGTGATGCCTTGCGTGCTGGCGTAGCCCAGTCACTCTTGACTAAGGTCATGGATGCTCCTCAACAGGTCAATGCAGCTCAACGAATCATTGGTGCCCCAGCAACCCGTAAGCGTCTGGAGGCCTTGTTCCAAGACCCCAACGAGTACAAGGTATTTGAGGCAGCCATGCAGCGCGAGTCTGAGTTGTTCCGTAATGCCCAGAACATCATTCGCGGCAGCCGGACAGCCAACAAGCAAGAAGCCATTGCAGACTTGAAGTCAGGTTCTGGTATCTTCGACATTGCAGGTGAAGCTGTTGACGTAGCTGTAGGATCCCCAGGCTCCGTGATCGGTCGCGTCTTGAAATACTTGCAGGCACGCACGACCTTGGATGAAAAGAGCGCTGGCGAGATAGCTACGATGCTTAAGTCAGGTACGGTTCAAGAGATGCAAGACGTCTTGAATCGCTTGGAAGCTAGCAGCGCCAAGTTTATCGAGGGCCGTGAAAAGTCAGCCAGTCGCCTCAAGACCATCTCAGGCACAGTTGGAGCCGCTGCCCCAACAACACCGAAGGCTGTTGCAGAAGTAGATGCTGCGCCGGAAGACGAGACGGACGACGAGAAAATTGAACGCATCATGCGGAGCCTCAACAATGAGTGATCTTGACAAACTTGAAAAAAAGTATGAAAAAGGTAGCAAGGCCAAGGAGATTCGCAACCTAGCTGAACAGCTAAGGACGCATGATGGGCTTCCTGCTAGAAAAAATGCTGATGGTAGTTATTCCACTGAGCTAAGCATTACGGTCACCGACCCCAGGCTTAACAGGGGAAGACCCACTAACATCCCATCACTTTGGGGCGGCAAAGAAGTTGATGAAGATGCCGCCGTAAGTAACGCCCTTAAGTCAAACAAAAAATATCGATCATTTGCTTCGATAGCAGAGGCAGAGACAGCTGCAAAAGCCAGGTCTAATGCTGGTGGCGCAAGTGCAGACGCGGAAATTCCGTTTAATCCAGACACCAAGCGAGCTTTTGAAAGCCGCAAGGAGACTCTTGAATCCATAATCAGGTCTGCCAAGCAGGCAACAGCTGGTTTTAGGAGCCAGTGGTCTGGTCTTGACGATGAGGGCAAGGTTGGTATGGGCAAGGGAACTCCTGGCATCTACTACAACACCGTGGCCCTTCCTGCTTTGGCTGGAGTTGTTGACGAAAAATACGCTCCGGACTTTGCAGTAGAAGCCGATAAAAAGGCCGGCAAGATTAAGGAAGCAGTTCGCAAGGACATGGGCATCAATGAGCCCAGAGGTCCTCTCGAACATTTTTCCTATGCTGGTGGCGAGATGATCGGTCAAATACCAGTGCCTGGCGCCTGGATGAACAAGATAGTTGGTGGAGTCAAAAAGCTGGGAACAACTGGCAAGATTGCAGCTGCTCCTGTTGAGTACCTGACTCCAACTGTTGATCCAAGAGCCCTCAACTACGGCATTGGCACCACGTTTGGAGGAACCTTGGGAACTGTGCTTGAAGAAGAGCCAACCAAAAAAGCCTTGGGTGGCTTAATTCAGAAGTACGAGAATGGCGGCAAGGTTGGCAGGGTTAAGTCGTTCTTCTCCGCTGTTGACCAAGCTATTGATACCCTGAAGCAAAAGAAGGGAACTGGCGAGCAGATCCTTAAGCAGCTTGAGGCAACTCCTGGTGTGAAAAAAGAAGAACTTGAAGCCAGGGGCATCAAGCAAAAACTCCAAGCTTCTCCTAAGATTACTCAGGAAGAACTGCAAAAAGTTGCTAAACAGAACAAGCCGTCAATTCCAAAACGAATTAAGTTAGGCCAAGGCATTGATCCTGATTGGCAGCCCAGGCTTGAAAAACATCTTCAAGAAGCCTTTGATGAACTTAACATTCAACCAGTAGTTGATCCAAATACTGGTCAAAATTTTGGCTTTATGCATCCTGAGACGGGAGAGATCCTTGATCGCAAGGCTGTCCGTGCTTTAACTCCAGAAGAGCTAGGACTTCCGGTTAATCCTGAGACAGGCAAAATTCCACTAGACGACAAAGAATCTAGTCGACTTTATCTGAATGTGAGGCAAGCTGTAGATGAGGCTGACCAGCAGTTTAACTTGGCACTAAATGAAACAAAGACCAAGTTTGGCAACTTTAGTAAGAGTGGCGGCAAAGACAATTACCGCGAGATATTGCTACAGAATCAGGACGAACAGGTTCCCGGTGCTCCTGCAATAAGTCAACGGATCGATGAACTACTAAAAAGTAATCCTGAGACAGAAGAGCAAGCGAAAGCAATCAATGAAGAGCTTGACTCGCTGCTTGACAAAATAAGTTCCAAGCGCCAAAATTTTACTGCAGGACACTGGAACCAACCAAACGTCATGGCGCACTATCGCGTATCAGACATGACTGGACCTAACGGCGAGAAGGTCTTGTACGTTGACGAGATTCAATCTGACTGGCACCAAAAGGCCAGGGATTCTCGCAAGCGCGAGATCAAAAGACTGGTCAATCAGGAGAGTGACAGCATTCGTAATCAGGCGATGGAGGAGCTTACTAACGCGAATGATCCTGCTTTGAAATATACTTATGACACTTGGCACAATCATTTCTTAGATAGTGGAACAAGCCCAGAAGTAGCTGCCTCTGTTGCAAAGCAAAGAGCCGCCGACACATACTTCAAGATGCCTGAAAATGCCGCAAAATTAAAGGCCGCCCAACTTAGGATAAAGAAGGAACGGACGGCGCAGCTTGAAAAAGAAGTTGACGAGAACTTTGGCTACAAGACGCCAGAAGACGATGAAAAGCTCTATCAGTTGAATTCTCAAATTGAACGCATTCGCAATACTGGTTTGACCACTGAAGAATTAAAAGATTACTTCCAACCAGGAAAAATTGTTCCCAGCTACGGCGGTAAAGACAAGGTGCTGTCATTTAATTCAGGCGAAAATTCGGAAGCCTTTAAACAATCCTATGAGCGCAAGCTGGCTCAGGCTAGAAGCGCTGGAGTTGATGAAGCAGCTGCTGAGGGATGGGCCAGACGAAGAGCTCTTGCAGATGCCGGAGACGGTTGGTCTGTGACTGTTATTGAAGTTGATCCGGCAACGGGCCAGCCTCGTAGGGGAGCTGGTCAACGCACCCACAACACGTCTCCTGGAAGCCATGTAGTTGAGGAGCTTAGACAACAAACTGCTGCTCTTGAGAGCAAAGTGCCTGATGCTCCATTCAAGAAGAACTGGCACGAGCTTGCCGTTAGAGACATCTTAGACCTTGCTGCCAAGGAAGGTTACGACAAGGTAGCATTTTCTCCTGGCGTTGAACAGGTCAAGCGATATGCTTCTGGCTTGCGTCAGGCTGTGGACGAGATCCAGTTTGGCGTGCATGAAGACGGCTCTCTTTTCATAACTGGAACCAAGGGAAGTAATCCGGTCTTTAACGGCAGGGTGATTGGAGACACGTTTATTGATGGTCAGGCCGAGGGCAAGTCGTTGTCTGAAGTGTTTGGCAGCAATATTGCAAAGCAAATTGAAGACCAGGCTCCTGATCTCCAAGAGCAGATGAAGTCGTTCAGGGGCATAGAGATGCCTGATGACAAGGATGCCGGCGATCTTCTTTGGCAGTACGGTGACAAGATGACCGATGACCAAAGAGCTTGGCTGCGCGACTTTTCGGAACGTTGGGAGCTTGACGTTGATGACACACCGGCCGGTGAAAGTATGGCTGGCACAATGACCGAAGAATACACCAACTGGTTAAGAAATAATCGTCTCAAGATCAGCCCTAGTGATAAACCCCCAATATCAAGGATCTCAGGCGAGAACTTGACGATTGGTGGCGAAGGCATGAAGTCGTTCTACGACAAGCGCTTGCCTGACTACGTCAAAGAATACGGCAAGAAAGAATTTAAGGCGCCTACTAGCTACTTAGAGTTCAAGGGTACAGAAAGTCCAAAGAACTGGTCAGCTCGCGACGTTCAGGCAGAAATGGACCGAATTGATGACATGGATCGAATGGACTTGATGGAGCGGGCGCAAGACATTACTCAAACTAGGGCAACGGAAGCTTTAGCTCGTAGAGGGATCACGCCAGATACCCCAAACATTGATTGGCAAGACGTGTTGTGGGACGAGATGGACAACCACATGGATGAAGCCCATGGTATTGCACTTCGGGAGCTAGCCGTACAAAACTTGACTGAAAATGCAGGAAAGACGCCTGGACTGCGCACTTTCTCAATTGATGTCACTCCTGAGATGAAGGAGAAGATCAACACTCAGGGTCAAAGACTGCACGGTTTTGTGGCTCCCCAGATACTTCCGCCGTTGGCAGCAGGAGCAGCTGGTGCCGAATACGTCAGGCAATCTGTGCAGCAACCTCCTGCAGAGCCTCAGGAACCTCCTCAAGAGCAGGCGCAGGAACCACCAGAAGAGCCCCAGGCCTTCCAAAAAGGTGGGAAGGTAGGCAGCATGAAGGATGCAGCTGAATCACTTCTAAGGGTCCTCCATGGAAGTCCTACCAAGGTCAGGTTAGACAAAGAGAAAAACCTTGACGTCACGACTGACGAAAGCTACGCGATGAAGCGGGCTCGCGACAAGATGGAGATGTTTGGCCAATCAGGTCCTCCCATGTTGAACAAGTTTGACGTGCCAGCAGCCAAGATGCTAAGGTTTCAAGAGACCTATAGCCCTGAGGACGTTGCTTTGATGCGCCGGTTCTTCAACAGGCTGCCAGAAGGCAAGTCTATGACAGGCGAAGAGATCTACGACACAGCAGGCGGAAAAGACTTCGTGATGGAAGGCATTGCAAAGGCTGGCGGTATGGCTGGCTATGAGCGCCCAGCAGGAGGATCTGGCGGCGTTGGCAACTGGTATCGCGTGACAGACCAAGAAGCATTGACCAGGAAAGCGCGTGGTGGCTTAATCCAGGGATACGCAGATGGCGGAGCCAAGGGCGGTAAGGTTGACTTGGCCAGACGTGGCATCTTGGGCCTTAGCCGTTTGTTTGAAGAGCCTGCTCAAACTGCAAACTTGCCTGCAGTCATTCCGACCGCACCTGCGGCCAAGGTCCCAGAAGCTACCTCTCCTCTTTCACAGCTTGTTCAGAAGACGGCTGAGACGCCAATGTCCCGCAGAGACGTGTTGAAGAAAGCCGGAAACGTGGCAATTTCGCAGGCGGCAAAGGGAGTTGTGCCTATGGCGCTTAAAGAAGCCGTTCTCGAGGCCATTCCAATTAAAGTATCTCCTGTGGGCAATGTTGAAAATGCCGTCAAGAATCTCTACATCAACCAAATGTTTGATAATTTTTACGATGACGCTGCAGGACACGGTGGAACACTGTTTGAGGCTTATGAGTCATTCCTCCCGTTTATTTCTCAAAGCTTGTCTAAGTCTGAGAAAAAGGCAATTGAAAAAGCGCGTGATTTGTTTTACGAATACGGTGAGGACGAGATCCCAAGCAGGATCTATGACAGGATCTCTAAGGGAGTAGACATTCTTCAAGAAAAGATCTCAGAAAAGGGTAACGATATTCCAATCAAGGATGTGCTCTCACCAGACATGTACAAGATGTCATTGGAAGATATGAAGGACTATGGCGTTGAGATCACGCCTGACATGGTTGAGCAGCTTAGAAAGACTGAATGGGCCCCTGATGTCTTCCACGAATTTGATACCCCTTAATTCAAATTCCCTATAGATGATATTTTTAGCCAATACAAAGAGGATCAGAACTACCTATTTTGATCTCGCGCGATCTAGAGAGAAAGACGAGCGAACGAGTCTATTTTAAGAAACAGGATGTACTGATCCTCTTTGTATAGCCTCTAAAAAATACACTATAGGATTTTGATTCTGGCTAGCTAGTAAAAGTCCTAGCAATTATTTTAATAAAACTGCGCGCTACGTGGTTTTACGCACTAGAATCAATCCCATGCACAGCGATCCTGCTGGCATAAACAGAAAGAAGAAAGGTATTTATCATGTCACACGAAGTTGAAACGATGGCTTACGCCAATGAGACCCCTTGGCACGGCCTTGGTACCCCTGTCGCTGACAACTTGACGCCCGCCCAGATGTTAAACGCAGCTGGACTCAATTGGCAAGTCAAGAAGAAGGCGTTGGTAGTTGATGAGTTGGACCACACTCTGACCAGTCACTACGCTTTGGTTCGCGATACAGACAACAAGATCCTTGGCGTCTGCGGCAGCGACTACACACCTACGCAAAATCAAGATGTCTTTGAGTTCTTTGACAAGTTCTGCAAAGCCGGCGACATGAAGATGGAGACTGCTGGTTCACTTCATGGCGGCAAACGCGTTTGGGGCCTTGCAAAGATCAACGGCGGCTTTATGTTGGGGGGCAAAGATGAAGTCGAAGGCTACATCCTCCTTGACAACCCACACATTTGGGGACGCAGCTTGCAGATTCTCTTCACGCCAATCCGCGTAGTTTGCAACAACACCTTGACTGCCGCACTTCGCGACAACAAAGGCAAGGAAAACACCTTCCGCATGTCTCATGATCGCGCCTTTGACGACGAGATCAAGCAGACAGCCGCAGAAAAAGTTGGTCTTGCCATGAAGTCCTTAGACGTGTTCAAGAAGCAAGCTGAGTTCTTATCTAAGAAACGTGCTTCTGACCAACAAGTCATGGAGTTCTTCAGCAAGTTGGTAAACCCTGACCAATACCAAGCCGCTCTGATTGCTTCAGAAGATGGCGAAGTTAGTCGCGCAGATCTTGGCCGTACGGTCAACCGTCTGATCGACATCGTGCATACCCAACCAGGAGCTGATCTGAAGACTTCAGCCGGTACTTGGTGGGGAGCATTCAACGCCGTGACGTACTACTACGACCACGTCGCTGGAACTGACCAAGACAAGCGTCTGACAAGCGCGTGGTTTGGTTCAGCAGCAACTCGTAAACGCCAAGCACTTGACCTCGCCGTCGAGTTAGCTGAAGCAGTCTAAAACCTAGGGGCTTCGGCCCCTACCTTCCCACCCTAGGAGAATTTATGGCAAACGCCAGAGGAAAGTCCATTGACAATACCCACCTGAGCATCGATCAGGCGGAAGAGCGCGGTTTTATCCATCGCGACTACATAGCTCACTGTCTTCGTTGGACCCACGTGGCCAAGTGGATGGGCAGACCTGCACACCGCAAGGATTGCAACCTGCTTGACATTGGCTGCGGCAAAGACGTGCCGTTGGCCAAGATGCTGATGACCAGCCGTATGGCATCAGATGGCCTGAACTACATCGGTATTGACTACAACAAGCTTGAGATGCCCAAGGCTTTTGAGAACACGAAGTTTAAGCCAACTTTGATTGGCAATGTTGCCTTCCCAGACGTTCAGCTGCCAGTTGACAAGTTCAACGTCATCACCTGCTTTGAGGTCCTTGAGCACGTTGAGCCGCTGCATGCCTACAAGATGCTTGAAGGTATCCGCGACCGCTTGGCTGATGACGGCGTGGCATTTGTAAGCACACCGGTCTATGACGCTCACGTTGGCGCAGCAGACAACCACGTCAACGAGATGACCTATGAGGTCATGCAGGTCATGCTGCACAAGGTGGGCTTGGAAGTTGACGACCACTTTGGCACTTTTGCCTCAATCAGAGACTACAAGCAAGTGGTCGAAAAGGAAGACATCGATGGAGTGTTCAATCGCTTGCGTGATTACTACGACAGCAATTACCTGGCGACTATCTTTGCCCCGCTTTACCCACGCCATTCACGCAACGTGCTCTGGCGAGTCAAACTGCCGAAAAATACGGTCATGTTTGAACCACCAAAGTTTGCAGACCTTACAAAGCCACTCTCAAGCAGCGAAGCCTGGCAGCCCTTGTTTGACCACCTAGGGGAATAAGGATGGACTTATTTCAAATGGTAGCCGACTTCCACAAGAAGTTTGGATTAGAGCCAACTAAGCAACCCGACTTTCCAGTGGACGAGATCTGGATCCTTAAGAACGCGCACATGCAAGAAGAGCTTGATGAGATACGTGCTGCTGCCTTAAACGGCAACCTTGAGGAGTATTTTGACGGCCTGATTGACCTGATCTATGTCGCACTTGGCGCTGCTTACCTGGCAGGACTTCCCTTTGAACAAGGGTTCCTCCGGGTGCACCTTGCAAACATGACAAAGATTCGCGCTTTAAGGCAACAAGATAGCAAAAGAGGATCCACTTATGATATAGTGAAACCTCCAGAGTTTGTGGCTCCAACGCTTGCAGACCTGATCAGAAAGGAGAAAGAATGAAAGGCATTATTGTCATTGATGGTTGCGATGGAACAGGCAAGACCACACTTGCTAAAGCTATTTGTGACAAGCATGATGGCGTCTACATTCACAACACGTATCGCTGGCCAACCAAGATGCCGCTGTATCACACAGCAGCCTTGCATCGTGCATTAAAGCTTGCACGCGCGCGTCTGGTAGTCATCGATCGTCTTTGGATGAGTGAAGCTGTATATGCAGCAGTCTACCGTAATGGTAGCCCTTGGCCTCACATGGGTCGCATGATGGATCGCATCATTCGCAAACATGGTGGCGTCTACATACTTGCTCAATCACCACAAGGTCATAAGGAAAAGTTTGACCAGTTGAAGACTGAGCGCGAAGAGATGTACGACAACGTTGAGGAAGTACGGATCCGCTTTGATCAACTCTTTGATGGTGGTCTTGCTACTCACGACAAGGACTACGTACAGCAACTCTCTGTCTTTGGTATGAAGGTTCGTGATGACGTCTTGCCTTACCGCTATGACGTTGAAGGTCGTGACCTTGATGTCTACATCGATATGGTCATGCACGTACTCATGTCACGTCAGGCTAAGCAATATGAGCCAGCATTAAACTTAGCTGCAAACAACTTTGCAGGCCACTTGCATGAGGCTTCAATCATCTTTGTAGGTGATAAAGCTAACAGCAAGATGCGTGCAGTCAGCTGGCCCTTCTATGACTTTGGCAACTCCAGCGAGTTCTTTGCCTCTGTGCTGCATGACTTATCTTTTGATGAGACACGCGCAGTCTATGTGAATGCGCACGATGGCAATGGTCCGCTGTTTGTGAATGATTGCATCAGAGCTAAGCCCTTCATCAAGGTCATCTGTCTTGGCAATGACAGCTTCAACACGATGGGTTCTTTTACTCGTCGAGCCGTTAAGGTCATGCATCCATCTTTTGCCAAGCGTTTTGGCAAGCGTCAGGAATTTTTACTAGAACTTGAGGAGGCCATCAATGGTTAATACTACAAACATGAATTGGCAAGGTCTGCTTGATGTCATCATGACTCATGGAGAACAGACAAGCCCAAGGGGTAAGAAGACAAAAGAGCTGCTTGGCTATAAGTCGATGATTGACATGAACCAGCCTGTCATCACCATCAAAGAGCGTAAGCTTGGCTATAAGTTCATGGCAGCAGAAGCTGCATGGATCATGTCAGGCGACAACCGTGTCAGCACGATTGCGCCTTATAGCAAAGCCATCAGTTCATTCAGTGATGACGGCATCTTGTTCTTTGGAGCTTACGGTCCACAGATCAGAGATCAGCTTAGCCATGTGATACAAACTTTGGCTGACGACACTGATTCACGTCAGGCAGTCATGACCATCTGGAGACCTAATCCAAGAGCCAGTAAGGACATTCCTTGCACCATTAGCTGCCAGTTTGTCATTCGCAAAGACTACCTGTATTGCTTCATGAACATGCGTTCCTCTGATGCTTGGCTTGGCGTTCCTTACGACTGGTTTAATTTCAGCATGCTGTCAGCTGGTGTTGCCTTAATGCTGCGCCAAAAAGGCATTCACGTCAAGCTTGGTGCGTTGCACTTCTACGCAGCCAGCCAGCACTTGTATGAAGAGAATTGGTACAAGGTTGATGCCTGCTTGAATGGCGAGATCCTTGGCGACTATGCGCCTTTTAACCTTGACTACTTCAACGACTACGACCACCTCGTCAATCACTTGTGGGCTTTGGCATCTGGCCATGTTCACAACGGATTCTTGAAGGAAATCTCATCATGGAAAGAATAAGCAAAGATGAATACTTTTCGCAACTGGCTCTACTGGTCAGCAGAAGAGGTACATGCGCAAGGCGGCTTGTGGGCTGCGTGCTTGTATGTAGTCGTGGGCACGTTCTTGCTACTGGCTACAACGGGGTGCCTGCTGGTCATATTCATTGCATTGATACCAACTGTCCCGGCGCTGGTCTTCCTTCGGGGACTGGTCTGGATCTATGTGAAGCTATTCACGCGGAACAAAACGCGCTCCTCCAATGTCGAGATGTAAACCAGATCGATACGGCTTACGTGACTGCCATGCCATGCATGACTTGCACTAAGCTGCTGCTCAACACAAGCTGCAAACGCATCATCTACACCGAACCTTATCCGCACGAAGAAGCAAAACAACTCTGGACAAAAAATGGACGCATCATCTTATCAGCCGCCGAAGCACTTTCCAAACCTATTGCTGGCGAAGCGTATCGCTATAGATTGCGAGACGCGCGACCCGAACTTAATGACTAAGGGACCAGGTGGAGTACGCGGAGATGGTTACATTGTTGGATTTTCAGTTGCTACGGATGACGGCTTTGCTGAGTACTATCCAGTGCGCCATGCAGCAGGCGGGAATCTTAACCCTGATAACGCATTTGCTTGGTTACGTGACATGCTGAAGACAGACATCCCAAAGATTGGAGCCAACATCCCATACGACCTGGAATGGCTGCTGACGGAAGGTGTCGTCGTTGGTGGTCCTAAGTACGACGTACAGATTGCAGAGCCGCTTCTGGACGAGGACCGCATCACGTACAAGCTTGACGCGCTTGCTCAGGCCTACCTTGGCGAAAGCAAAGACGAGACTGAATTGATTGCAGCTGCTGTCAGGCGCGGCATCCATCCAAGCAAGGTCAAGGAAAACCTCTGGCAGTTTCACGCTGGCGAAGTTGCCCCTTACGGACGCAAGGACGCAGACTTGCCTATCCGCATCTTTGCTCAACAAGAAGTCTTGCTGCACGACGAAAAGCTATGGGAAGTCTTTGAGATGGAGACGCAGCTAGTTGACGTCATTGTGGCCATGCGCCAGAAGGGCGTGCCCGTCGACTTAGACCGCGCCCACAAGGTCAAGGCGCAACTACTTGATGAGCAAGGCAAGCTGACGGAGCAGCTCAAGAAGGTTGCAGAGCGGGATGTAGACATCTGGTCTGGTGACGATATACAGGCAGCCAGTGACGCATTGAAGCTGGATTACCCAAAGACTGAAAAGGGGAATGCTAGTTTTCCCAGTGAGTTTCTTGAAGCTAGTGAACATGAATTTTTCTCCTTAATTTCGAAGGTCCGGAAGCTTGACCGGGCCGGTGGAGTATTTATCGACAGCAAGATCATTCAGATGGAAAAAGATGGCAAAATTTACCCAACCTTCAGACAAGTCCGCGACGACCGCGGAGGCACAAAGTCCGGACGCTTTGCGTCGGCTAATCCGAACATGCAACAGGTTCCAGCTAGGGATCCAGTTCTGGCTCCTCTCATCAGAAGCATCTTTGTACCTGAAGCGGGCTGCCAATGGGGCGTCTTTGACTACTCGCAGCAAGAGCCTCGTGTCACGGTGCACTACAGCTATTTGCGCAACTTTCCTGGTGCTGAGACTGCGCGCAACCGGTACCTTGATGATCCCGATACTGACTACCATCAACTTGTCGCTGATATGGCTGGAATCACGCGTAAGAACGCGAAGACGTTGAATTTGGGACTGGCTTACGGTATGGGGGCTGCCAAGGCTGCTACACAACTGGGCCTGCCGCCAGCAGAAGCTAAGCGGGTCTACGAGCAGTACCACGAGAACGTGCCATTCATCAAGGCACTTGGCGAGGAATGCACGCGGATTGCTACGAACCGGGGTTACGTTAAGACCTTCTTGGGCAGACGCAGACGGTTCCAGTTGTTTGGACCACCTAAGTACACGCCTGGTCTGATCCCATTGAAGAAGGACTTGGCAGAAGAAAAGTACGGGCTGCCACTTAAGCGGTACTTTGCACACAAGGCCATGAACGCGGTCATCCAGGGGTCGTCAGCAGACATGATCAAGATGGCCATGATCAACTTGTTCAAAAAAGGCGAAGTTCCTCATCTGACTATTCACGATGAGTTGGACTTCAGTGTACGTGACATGGATCATGCCCGCATGATTCGACAGGAGATGCTTACATGCGTGGACTTGGTAGTGCCATTAAAAGTAGACTGCGAGCTTGGGCCCAGCTGGGGAGAGGCAGTCGAGGTGAAGCTATGAAAGAAAGCCAATTTTGGGCGCTTGTCAAGGGCAAGCTGCCAGGTCACGTGGAACGTGTGGAGAACGCCTTAACCAGGGGAACGCCTGACGTAAACATGTGCCACGAAGCCACAGAGCTATGGCTAGAGCTCAAGATTTTAGATGCCAAGGGTAGCTGTCAGCTTAGGCCTGAACAGGTCCTCTGGCATCGTAAGAGGCAAGAGCACGCAGGGCGCGTGTTTGTGCTGGCTAGGAATGAAGAGACGCTCAAGATTCTCCAAGTCCAGCGTGACATGGAGCTGTTTGAGATTTGGGCTTGTACTAAGCCTTTTGACTGGAATAACATGAATGATTTGCTTTTTAATGTGCCACCTTTTTGCACGGAATACACAGTCCGTCATTTGCAGTATGGAGGAAAACAATGACAGTCTATGTCGTACAAGATTCACCGAAGTTTAACCTGCTGCCAGCTGCAGAGTATGGTGACCTTCAAACGTTGCTGCCACCGGGTCAAGTGATGCTGGCTACTACGCCAACCATCCGCGTCTTGCGTGAGAAGCTTCGTAGTTTTTCGGACAGCGATTTTCTATTGGCTATTGGCGACCCCATTGCCATTGGTATGTCCGTCGCAATTGCTGCTGGCTTCAACAGCGGCAAGATCAAGATGCTGAAATGGGATCGCCAGGAGCATCGTTACTACGCCTTAGAGGCAGACCTTACAGGAGCAAAAAATGCTTGAAGAAGACATGATGGCTGATAGTCAGATGCCAACTGACCAAGGCCTAGGCAAGATCAGTACCCTTGCAGAAGAGTACACAGAACTTGATGAAGAGATTAAGGATGCGGAAACGCGTCTGAAGCTCTTAAAAGAAAGAGTCAGGAACATTGCTGAGAAGCAATTGCCTGAGGCTATGGCGGAAATTGGTGTAGCTAAGTTCACCCTGACAGACGGAAGTGAAGTGACTGTCAAACCTTACTACAGCGCCAAGATCAGTGACGAGAAACGCGAGGAGTGCTTTGGCTGGTTGGAAGACCATGGCCACGAGGCGCTGATAAAAGACGAAGTCGTCCTGACATTTAATCGCGGTGAGCACGAGAAAGCCGAAGAATTCAAAGCCAAGCTGGATGAGCAAGGACTTGATTATTCTGGCAAGATGGGTGTTCATCCTCAGACTTTGACAGCATTCGTCAAAGAGCAAGTGGAAAGCGGTGCCGAATTTCCTCTTGAACTTTTCAACGTGTACATCGGCCAAATTGCTAAAGTTAAAAGGAGCAAATGATGGTAAAGAAAACTGAAGTGGCTGTAGTCCAGCCAAGCGCCGTAGTGGCATTCGCAGACGACATGATGGCTGATGCCGGTCTCGGTTTCGAGAACGTCTCGGCAAACGATGTCGCTATCCCGTACCTCAAGGTGCTGCAAGCTTTATCACCTGAACTTCGTGGAGTAACCAAGGTTGCTGGTGCTGAAGAGGGTCTGATCATCAATACCGTCACAGGTATCTTGATGAAAGAAGTCCGCGTCATCCCTTGCGCATTCAAGAAGAGCTACGTTGAGTGGACTCCTCGTGAAGCTGGCGGCGGCTTAGTTAAAGAGCACATTGAGGAGAAGATCCTCGAGAAGACTAAGAAGAACGAGCGCAATCAAGACGTGTTGGCCAACGGCAACCTGATCGTCACGACGGCTTATCACTACGTGTTGGTGTTATCTGAAGGCGGTTTTGAGCGCGCATTGATTGCCATGTCATCGACGCAGCTGAAGAAGTCACGCCGCTGGCTCGGTCAGATGATGGCGCTGCAAGTCAAGGTTGGTGACAAGTCATTCACACCTCCACCGTTTAGCCATAGCTACCACTTGGGTACTGGCATGGAGACTAAGGATGCAAACAGCTGGTATGGTTGGTTGATCAACGATCCGTCGATGGTGCAAGACAAAGGCGTCTACGAGGCAGCTAAGAAGTTTGGTGCAGATGTAACTGCTGGCTTGGTGAAGGTTGCTGAGCCGCCTGCTGAGGGTGTTCCTGCTGGAGAAGACGATGTCCCTTATTAAGGACATCTTTCCAATGCTGGGTGCTGACATGGGTAGGTCTGATGGGCGCAACCCGTCAGCCACCAAGAAGGGACCTGGACGCAAGCCTGTTGCTGGACATGTGAAAGGCAAAGCTAAACGCAGCGCCTTCCAGAAGGCACAGGCCAAAGTCAAGGTAGCACCGCAGACAGCCAACGTGACTAACACTCCGTTGAAGGCAGCCGCCAGAGGCAGTTAAGTGTATGGGGCGGCTTCGGCCGCTCCCTCTATCAACCAAACGAGAAAGAATTATGCTTGCACAAAGATTCATGGAGCTATTCTCCGGGCACACGAGTGCTTACGGGACCTATGACATCGATGGCAAGAATACCGGCCTTAAGGTGCAGGGGACAGCCGTCACGAAACGAGCAGCAGTCATAGAGCCGCTCTGGGATGGTCACCTTGCAGGATCAAAGGGGATCGGTATTGTGCCAATCAGAGAGGACAACACATGCCTCTTTGGTGCGATTGACATTGACGAATACAAGAATTTTGACTTGAAGGAAGCCGTTGAAGCTTGCGCCAAGGCTAAGGCACCAGTCGCCGTATGCCGCAGCAAGTCAGGAGGCGCACACATCTACATGTTCTTCAGCGAGCCGATACCAGCTGCTGATGTGAAACGAAAACTAGGTGAACTGGCCAGCGTGATTGGTCATCCTAATTGCGAGATATTCCCTAAGCAAGATCAAGTGTTGTCTGAACGCGGTGACGTCGGCAACTGGATCAACATGCCGTACTTTGAGGGCGATCAAACCAGTAGATACGGGGTTGCTGAAAACGGCAGCCCGATGAAGATCGAAGACTTCCTCACCTTTGCCGAAGGGCTAAAGCTTACAAGGGCTAACTTTGTGCGGCTTAAGTTTGCAGAAGCCAAGAGCAAGAAGCGAGCATACAAGGACGCACCGCCATGTATCGAGAAGCTGGCACAGACTGGCTTTCCTGAGGGTACACGCAACAACGGCTTGTTTAACCTATGCGTCTTGGCTCGCAAGATGAAGCCAGACGACTGGCAGCCATTGGTCATGCAGATGAACATTGACATCATGGACCCACCGCTGCCTGAATCAGAGGCCCACGGCGTCATCCAATCGATGCAGAACAGCGACTATCAGTACACGTGCAGCAGGCCGCCACTACGACCCAACTGCAACGCAGGCATGTGCCGCATGCGGAAGTATGGCGTGGGGCAACAGTCAGGAGCCCCGCGTCTATCATCCCTCAGCAAGTACAACACAGAACCTCCCATCTGGTTCCTTGACATGGACAACGGCATGCGCCTGTCGCTGTCCACTGAGGACCTGCAGAATCAGGCAGGCTTCCAAAAGAGATGCATGGAGGCCATGAACTACATGCCGCCAAAGATGAACCAGACGCAGTGGAACCAGATGATCCAGGCACTGCTGCAAGATGTGGTGGTCATTGAGGCACCTGAAGATGCTAGCCCCAAGGGCCAGTTCATTGACCTGTTAGAACGTTATTGCACCGGCAAGGCGCAAGCCAAGCACCTTGATGAGATCCTCCTTGGCAAGCCATTCCATGACCGTGATGACAATCGTCACCTGTTCAGGCTGGCAGACTTCATCAACTTCCTTGACAAGCAGAAGTTCAAGGAGTTCAAGCTGAATCAGATCAGTTCAGCCATCAGGGATTATGGTGGTGAGACTCACACCTACAAGCTCAACGGCAAGCGAGCCACTGTCTGGTCTGTCCCAGCATTCTCGTTCCAGGACAAAGGCCATCAAACACCGGACTTTAGCAATGGGAGCTTGATATGAAATTCAGAAAGAAACCTGTGGTCATTGAGGCTACACAGTGGTTCAAAGATGGTGACCATTTGTCCGTCATTAAGCACACAAGTCAAGACCCTCGCTTGCAAGGGTGCGGTCGAATCAGGACTCTGGAAGGTTGGCATATTGTGACCCCCGGCGACTGGATCATCACGGGCGTGAAGGGTGAGCACTACCCGTGCAAGCCAGACATCTTTGAGATGACCTATGAGCCGGCCTAACATCATCTTGGGGCCTCCGGGAACCGGCAAGACCACGACGCTCATGAACATCGTCGAGTCTTTGCTGGCGAAGGGTGTCAAGCCTGATGAGATTGGTTTCATCAGCTTCACCAAGAAGGCCACGACAGAAGCCAGGGACAAGGCTCGTGCCAGGTTTGGCTTTGAGGCTGATGCCATGCCGTTCTTCCGCACGATCCATAGTCTGGCGTTCAGGCAGCTAGGACTTAGTAGGCAGCAGGTCATGCAATACAACCACTATCAAGAACTTTGCAATGAGCTGGGTGTTGAGATCACTGGCACGGGCACCGGTGAAGATGGCACCTTGCTTGGCATGTCGCAAGGAGACAAGCTGCGGTTTGTTGAGGGCATGGCCAGGATCAGGTGCATACCACTCAAGCAGCAGTGGGAAGAATTAAATGACGATGAGCTTAGCTGGTTTGAACTTGAACAATACTCCAAGGCTCTAAAAGAATACAAAGAGAACTCAGGCCTGATCGACTACACAGACATGCTTGAGTTGATGCGGTCAGAAGGCTTTGTACCTAAATTAAAGGCGCTGCTGGTGGATGAAGCACAGGATCTTTCTAAGCTGCAATGGCAAGTTGTTGAACGAATGATGGAGAAGGCTGATGAAGTTTATATTGCTGGAGATGATGATCAAGCAATCTTTCGCTGGGCAGGAGCTGACATCGATCATTTCATATCCTTGGATGGGAATGTGCGGGTACTTGACCAGTCGTACAGAATACCAGCGGTTGTGCACGACCTCAGCTTTGACATCATTAGATCAGTCACTAGGCGGCGGGAGAAGATTTTCAAACCTGCTGGGCACCAAGGATCCATTAACTACCACAACGACATAGAACACGTTGACATGAGCCAAGGGACATGGCTCTTGCTTGCTAGGAATGTCTACATGCTCAGGGAATTGGTTGACTTATGCCATCGTGAGGGCTATGCCTACGAGTGTCAAGGATTCTCACCTCGTAAGTCTGAGGCACTGCTAGCCATAAGAGCCTGGGAGAAGCTGCGCAAGGGTGAATACGTTGCTGCCAGCCAGTTGAAGCTGGTCTATGCGCACATGTCAAAGCGGATGGTAGACCATGGCCACTTGTCATTGAAGACCCTGACGGAGAACATGATCAACATGGACATGCTGCATGAGAAGTATGGGCTGCAGACCAAGGCCATCTGGCACGTGGCTTTGGACCGCATCAGCGATGAGGAGAAGGAATATTTTCTGTCAGCCCTCAGGCAAGGGGAAGCTTTGAGTGGCGAACCCCGCATCATGATCAGCACGATCCATGGCAGCAAGGGTGGCGAGGCAGACAACGTGCTGCTGATCACGGACCTCAGCCCCAAGACCTACAACGGATACCAAGAGAATCAAGACGACGAACTGCGCGTGTTTTACGTAGCAGCCACCAGGACCAAGAAGAATCTACACATCATCACACCACGAACCCAAAGGTACTTTGACTTATGAGCTTTCTAGTTGCAAACATACCTCCCGTAAAATGCTTTGTCCGCAGAGAATTTTTGTACAACCAAGAGTCCGGACACGGGGAACTTGAACCTTGCGTATGGATGACGGCCAAGGCCATCAAGGGTCAGGCATTCCGAATCGAGTGCATGCTGACAAACTATGGCGCCTTGTACGACAAGCTGCCGATCAACGCTTACGTATGGAAGCCCGTGGACAATCCGCTGCCGCTAGACTTCTTGCAGATCTGGGACTGTCTCTCATACGACATGGCAGTCATTGAGAAGTCCAACTTGCGAGGTCTCAAGGTCAAGTTCTTCGGCAAGGACAAGCAGTTCCACTTTGGCAACTACCTGTTCACCATTGACTTTGCTGCTCCCGATACAAACCGCATCGATACCAGCTTCAGCGAAGGCGTGCAGGAGCATAAGAGTTACAACTTCATCCAACTCGACAATGGCCAGTTCGCTTGCCAGCCCAACAATAGGTGCCTGTGGTACGACGTGTCATTGGTGCCAGCGGTCCTTAAGACACCAGACTTCAAGATACCAACAGAGGTCCACAGCGTTGAGAACCACGCGAAGTGGAGTGCCAAGGATGAGTGGTTCTATGGCTTTGAGGAGCTAAAGCATGATTGACTATAAATACAAGACCAAGCCGTTCGACCATCAAGACGCTGACTTCATGCTCAGCCGGGACATGGACGAGTACGCCTTGTTTTGGGAGATGGGCCTGGGCAAGTCTAAGACCACGGTCGACACGGCTGCATGGTTGTATGCGACAGGCAAGATCAACGCCGTGTTCATCCTAGGCAACAAGGGTTCGTACCGCAACTGGGTGACCAAGGAGCTACCAGAACACATGCCAGACTACATCGATTGGGTCGGTACGTATTGGGACTCATCGGCCAACACGGAACTCAAGAAGAGCTACGACTTGCTGCTGACACCCATGGAGCCGTTGAAGATCTTTGTCATGAACATCGAGGCACTGGCCTTTGACCGCAGCTTTAAGATAGCCGATTCATTTGTCAACTGCCACAATACGCTGATGGTGATTGACGAATCCACGACCATCAAGAACAGGGACGCCAAGCGCACAAAGGCGGCAGTGAAGATTGGACGCAAGGCCACGTACAGAAGGATCCTGACGGGATCCCCGGTGACTAATAATCCGTTGGACCTGTTCAGTCAGGCCTGGTTCCTCAACCCGCACTTGTTGGGCTGCACCAGCTACTACACATTCAGGGCAAAGTATGCAGAGATGGTCAAGATCACCGCAGGCAACAGGGCGTTCACTAAGGTCAAGGGCTTCAAGAACCTTGATGAACTCACCAAGTCTATTCAAAGCTGGTCGTCACGCCGCACCAAACTTGAGTGTCTGGACTTACCCGAGAAGATCTACCAATACTACGAGGTGGAGCTTACGGACGACCAGAAGAAACACTACAAGTCACTTCGCGAGAAGGCTATGGCTGAACTGGAAGGCCAACTGGTCTCGGCACCGATCGTTCTTACAAAGCTGCTTCGGCTCCATCAGCTGGTGTGCGGCCATCTCACAACGGACGATGGCACTGTTATTCCGGTCGACAACAATAGGATGAAGGCACTGATGGAGGTACTTGACGAGGCATCAGGCAAGGTCATCATCTGGGCAACTTACCGCGCAGACATCAAGGACATAGCGGCAGCCCTACAAGAAGAGTATGGCAAGCATGCAGCAGTGTCTTACTTTGGCGACACGACAGGTGAGGACAGACAGGAGGCCGTGCGCCGGTTTCAGACAGACCCCGATTGCCGATTCTTTGTGGGCAACCCCCAGACCGGCGGCTTTGGTATCACGCTGACAGCTGCAACCAACGTGGTCTACTACAGCAACAGCTACAACCTGGAGCATCGGCTGCAATCAGAGGATCGTGCTCATAGGATTGGTCAGAAGAACGCAGTGACTTACGTGGACTTGATCTGCCGGAAGTCGGTGGACGAGAAGATCGTCAAGGCGCTGCGTGAGAAGAAGATGCTGTCGTCTAAGGTACTTGGCGACGAATGGAAAGAATGGCTTAGTTAAGGGGGTGGGGATGGTAGGGCTTAACGCGCTTCACTTCGTCTTGCAAGAGCTAACCTACAAACTACCATCCCCAAAACTTAGTCCTTGATTCGCAGGAAGAACTGCATGAATACGTCATTGGCCATTGTACGCAGCGCACTGCCAGGAAAGAACTGGTCTGGCCAGCCTTGTTCCTTATCCTTGAGGATATATAGACGCATGCTGTTGTCGTACTCGAGGCTCATGCCGTTCTCTCCGGCGATCTTTTTTGCTATAGCTACACGCATGGGTAACTCCTTTCAAGCCACATTTTACTACGTACTGCAGCAGTGCGTACAATTAAGTACTAGTATATGTCCTAGTAAATATTTTATAAAGAATGCGCGCAGTGCGTAGTTTCACACTAGAATCAATCCCATGCACAGCAATAACGCGGTGCTAAGAAAGAAGAAAGGTTATCATGAACACTTACATCAAGCTCATCATCAAGACCATCGGTTGCACAGAACCACGCGCCATGGAGATCTTCAATGAACTTTGCGGCATGGACATTCGCTTGGGTGCATCTAGCACAGCGAAGATCGTTCGCGCTATCAAAGAAGCCAACATCAACTCTGGCTGCCGCTAAGGAGACGACCATGGAAATTACTGTGCGCGTCACATCTGTCTATGGCCAAAAGACCATCTATCCAGTCTGCGAGACTGCCATGATCTTTGCCGACATCGCTGGCACCAAGACACTCAAGCCAACCACCATCAACGCGATCAAGTCACTTGGCTACAAGATCGTCGTACAACAAGAGGAGATCTGATCATGAGTGAACTTACAAGTTGGGAAGACATGACTCCCTTGGAGCAGGCGCAGTGCACCTACTGGGACATGTACAAAGATGCCTATGGCCACCGTCCGCGCGGCATCGATACAAGCAGCTGGACCTTGGCTGCCTTTGATGCAGAGTTTGCTGTTCTTGGCAAGATCATTGAAGAAGAGAATCAGCAGCGCAAGCAAGCAGAAGCAGCGGCTGTCGTTCGATTCGAAGAGCAAGTCAAGTCTTTCATCAAGATGGGCGCCAATGATCGCGAGACAGCGCTTCGTTGGTTCCATGAGGCTGAGCAAACCAACGGAGATGACGAATACCTCTGCTTCTGCCTTGGCCTTCCCTACCACTACTTTAAAAAATTGGAGACAGCATGAGAATCGTATGGACAAAGGACGAGAAGCGCGCGCTGCGCGACTGCATGATCGACATCTGCTACGTGACTCCCACGATGAGCAACAAGGGTCTGCTGCGACACGCGCAGGAGGAGGTGATACCCTACGAACGCCGGCACATCATCACAGACCAACGTGTCTTCAACTACAAGGCCTTGATCGCCGAAGCACGTAAGGCAGCAGATGACCATCGCAACAAGGTCAATGCTCCGCCACCTAAGAAGATAGAGATCGTCGTGCCAGTGGCTCCTGAGCCGCCACCCCTTAAGATAGACACGCTCGGCAACCTGTTTGAGTTGCTTGTCGACGCCATCACGGATAGAGTGCTTGAGAAGCTTAAGGCACCTGTAGAGACTCCTGAACCTGAACCTGCTGCTGAGCAAGGCTTTGGCACTGGATGGCTAGATGAGCTGGAAAAGCTGACCATCAGACGCAAGGAGGCCAGGGTCAAACGATCTACAGTCCTGGTCGTCGGCCTGAATGGCAGCCAAGTTGATACAGTCAAGACACATCGGCCAGACCTTGACTTCACCTTTGTCACGGCAGAACAAGCCCTGAGTCACTATACATTTCACAAGGACCATACGATCCTCATGACCAAGTTCATCAACCATTCCGTTCAGGCGAAGTATCGCAAGCACGGCAACCTGCACTACTGCAATGGCGGCGTCAGTGACTTGAAGCACATACTGCAGGTCATCTTTCACAAGGAGGCAGCATGAAGATATTGGCAGACGTACTGATAGCCACGGTGTTTGGAGTATTTTTGGCGGTCTTATTTGCAGAGTGGATGGTCGGCTGCGGCGAGACCTATGTAGACGCTAAGGGGATCAGGCACCAGAACGAGTGCCTGTTCGTCAAGCGATGAACATACACCAATATGGAGTACTTCACGGGCTAGGTTGGGTCGTCGTCTTGACCGATGGCTGGATCCTCCACTGGCACTGGCCATCGATGATAGGCCTGCTGCTCTTTATATGGAGCCTGTGGGGTATGTACAAGGAGACCAAAGATGGCTTTTAACGGCACAACAGCGGAAGACATTTGTATGGCAGCAACAGGATGGAGGAAACGACAGATCATGGAAAAATATTGCTCATTTTGCAAACAAGAATGCGACGTCGACGAGATCGACGAAGGCATTGGAGCCTATGAATACTGGGGAGCCACTGGCGTAGACGTGAAGATGGTCGAGGTCAGTAGCTGCTGCGGTGAAGAAGTACTTAACGAACCACCTGAGGAGGACGACAATGAAGAACTGGATAAGTAAACTGCTTGGCGTACAGACCGTAGAGCCGCCGCCACTGAGTGCGGTCGATGACTACGTGATCGTGAACCGCAGCGAGCTAAACAAGCTCATTGGTGAATTGAACAACCACTACGAGCGCAACGCAGTCATTGAGGAGGTCGTGCAGCATGTGGCAAAGATGAAGGTCTTTGGCCAAGACACCCTTGACAGCCTGGCCATCTACATCAGGGAGCTGAAGCGGTGATGGACCGGCTGGTCCTTGGGGTCATCTTCAGCGTGGTTGGGATCAGTGGCCTGCTCCCGCCAGATCCGCCAAAGCCCCTCACGGCGCAACAGCTACGGATAAAGGCCAGGGACAGCTCAATCAGCGAGATGTGCGACCGCAAGAATAAAAAGAGCAAGGAAGCCAAAGAGATCTGCCGCCGATGGAAGAAACGACAGGCCTGATGCAGTAGAATGGAACCACCGACAATAGCAGTTGCCGGTTGATCAGTTTTTTAGGGCCCTTGTGGCCCTATTTTTTTATGCCTCGTCGTCACGCACCTTGCAGCCAAGGTCTGCCGGATCCATCTTGAGGTAGGCAAAGACGGCCTTCCGACGCTTCTCAGACTTGGCAGTTCCGCAATTGCTGCAAGCATGACCGCATGCTGAACAATTGGTCCATGGCCTATTGAAGGCCTGAATGACCCGCTTCTTGTGCTCTTCACGCAGGTGTTCAGTCCACTTGGCTATCCAACCGCGAATGGCGATCAACTCGTCGATCTTGGCAGCAGTCTCCTTGGTAACCTTCCTGCCCTTGATGGCACTGTAAAAGGTACCGCGACCGATGTCCAAGCCATCAGTTACTTCCTTGTCGTAGAGGCGACCGACGTTCGGCTGCCCAGTTCCATACTCGCTGACCCACAGCAAAAGCTGCACGGTATCAACGTCCAGAGGTGAAGTTGGTTCGATAGGACGACCCATGTGCTCGCTCCTTGAAATTACAAAATGCAATTTTATCATAAATTTATTCAGGTTGTACCAGTTAATTGCAAAATAATCATGGTCAGATAGATCAAAAGTGATACTGCAGGGCCTGGCGAGCCAAAAATACTATATATGTTTTTTCTTCCTTATACAAAGAGGACTAGTTCAAGTTAGTTATTTTCTAAAATAGGTTCGTTCACTCGTATCAAAACAGGAGATGCCGCGAAGACAATAACAGAAAGTTATATTCCTCTTTGTATAGCCTAAAAATATCATATATAGGGAATTTGAAGGTCTCCCTATTTACGCGGTTCGTGATTTAATCTAAAATAGAAAAAATATAGAAACATTGGAGCACTTCAATGCCATTTCAAAAAGGTGTTAAACCCGCCGGATCCGGCCGCAAGCCAGGCAGCCTCAACAAGCGCGACGTCAAGCGACAAGAGATCTTCGAACGCATCGTCGACAAGCACGGTGATCCACTCGAGGCCTTGGCAGAGATGGCCTTTGACCCTAACCATGACCTCTTGGTCCGCAAGGACTGCATGAAGGAACTGGTTCAGTACGGTCACGCCAAGAAGCGGTCGGTCGAGATCTCCGGACCTGATGGAGGTCCCATCGAAGCAAGGCTTGAGCTTGTCGGTCAGATCACCGACCTCATCAGCAAGCTGAATGCTGGCGGCAAATGATCCTGTCCAAGACAGAGCTAACCACAATCCAATCTAGCCTTGCTAGCCTGGAACTAGAGGACCTGGCCCACATAGCCTGGAAACTCAAGTGGAAAGCCACGGCTCGTGAGCAGCAGATGACGCCGCCAGGAGACTGGGGCATTTGGTTGATCTTGGCAGGACGAGGCTTCGGCAAGACCCGAACCGGAGCAGAAGACATCGGAAGCTACGCTGCGGACAACCCTGGGGTTCGCTGTGGAGTTATTGCACCAACGTCAGGGGATATTAGGGGCGTGTGCTTTGAGGGCGACTCAGGCATCATGGGGGTCATCCCGCATTACCTGATTGAGAACTACAACCGGTCCATCGGCGAGATCACCCTGAAGAATGGATCATCGATCCGTGGCTTCTCAGCCGAGGAACCTAGCCGACTGCGCGGTCCTCAGTTCCACCGAGTCTGGTGCGATGAGCTGGCAGCATGGCAGTACGTTGACGAGACCTGGGACATGATGCGGTTCGGTCTCCGCTTGGGCGAAGATCCACGGGCCATCATCACCACGACTCCAAAGCCCATTGAGCTGGTCCGCAAGCTTATCAAGGATGCAGCTAAGAAGGGCAGCCGTGTCCATGTTACCAGGGGATCCACGTATGACAATGCAGCTAACCTTGCCAAGTCCTTCCTTGCTGAGATCACACAGTACGAGGGAACCCAGCTCGGTCGCCAAGAGATCCATGCCGAGGTTATTGACCCCGAAGAGACCGGCATCATCAAGCGAAGCTGGTTCAAGCTCTGGCCAGCCGACAAAGCCCTGCCTGCCCTCGACTACATCGTCATGAGCCTGGATACGGCGTTCACTGAGAAGTCCATTGACCGCAAGAGCCATGACCCCGACCCCACGGCCTGCTCGGTCTGGGGCGTCTTCAGGCACGAAAAGAAGCCAGCCTTCTTGCTGCTTGACTGCTGGCAAGATCACCTGGGTCTGCCTGCCCTGATCGAACGGGTCAAGAAGGAATGGGTGGTCAGGTATGGTGACGAAGACTTCAAGCCAATGATCAAGCCCTTGATTGGGCCAAAGCAGTCCATGTTCGGTGGCAAGTCACCTGACCTGATGATCATCGAGGACAAAGGATCAGGCATCAGCCTGCGCCAGATGCTGGCTCGTGAGGACATCCTCGCTTATCCCTACAATCCTGGCCGCGCAGATAAGCTTCAGCGGCTTCACGCGGTCTCACATTTATTTGCACATGGATTCATTTGGGTTGTAGAATCTGATAAACGGCCTGGGAACCCACGTTCTTGGGCTGATCCTTTAATCTCGCAGCTATGTAGTTTCCACGGTGAGGGCTCAATCAAGCATGATGACTTTGTGGATTCAACAACACAAGCACTTAGGTTGCTGGCCGACCGCAATAGCTTGTCAGTCACCAGGAAAGTTGAAGACAAGGTTGAGCGGGACATTCGGGCCCGGCCTGTGAACCCATACGCGATCTAACCGGAGCATTGAATGGCTGAAAACGAACAAGAATACGGCGAGATGTACGAGGTTGAGGATGACTCCAAGGTCCGTGATACCGATGACGGTGGAGCAATGGTCACGCTTGATGACTCACCAACACCTGCCGAATCAGAGTTCTATGCAAACCTGGCCGAGACTATGCCAAGCTGGGAGCTGGCAAACCTTGGCTCTGAGCTTTGCGACATCTTAGAAAAAGACAAAGAAGCCCGCAAGAAGCGCGATGAACAGTATGAAGAAGGTCTGCGTCGTACAGGCCTTGGTGATGATGCCCCAGGCGGCGCATCGTTCACTGGAGCCAGCAAGGTCGTGCACCCAATGTTGACTCAAGCTTGTGTGGACTTCTCCGCACGGGCCATGAAAGAGATCTTCCCACCTGACGGTCCAGCTAAAGACAAGATCATTGGTGAAGTAACGCTTGACAAGCAGCAAAAGGCAGATCGCGTTACCAAGTACATGAACTTCCAGATGACCAAGCAGATGTCCGAGTTCCGGTCTGAGCTTGAGCAGCTGTCAACGCAGCTTCCATTGGGTGGCGGCCAGTATCTGAAGTTGAACTGGGACACCAACAAGAAGCGTCCCATCTCCCAGTTCGTTGCAATCGATGACGTCTACTTGCCGTTTGCAGCCACTAACTTCTACTCAGCCGAACGCAAGACTCATGTGCAGTACATCACTCGCATTGAGTATCAGAAGCGCATTCAGTCTGGCATGTACATGGACGTTGACATCATTGTCAGCCCACAGACACCAGACGAATCTAAGTCTGAAAAGGCAAACAACAAGATTGAAGGTCGTCAGGCCGACAGCTACAACGTTGACGGTCTGCGCACCGTGTTCGAGTGCTACATCATCCACGACCTCGGCGACGACTACGGCCTGGCTCCGTACATCATCAGCATTGACAAGGGCACTCAGAATATCTTGTCCATCTATCGCAACTGGGAAGAAGACGACGATACCAAGCAGGAAATGGTTTGGATCGTTGAGTTCCCGTTTGTGCCATGGCGTGGTGCTTATCCAATCGGCCTGACACACATGATTGGTGGTTTGTCCGCTGGTGCAACAGGCGCATTGAGAGCCTTGCTTGACTCAGCCCACATCAACAACTTCCCTGGACTCTTGAAGCTTAAGTCAGGAACCGGCGGTCAGACAGACCGTGTGGATCCAACCGAGGTCAAGGAGATCGAAGGATCATTTGGCCAGGACGACATCCGCAAGATGCTGATGCC